AATATCAAATTGTTCAGGAAGAGGTTCGTATAATTTAACTAATAAAGTAGGTACTAGTGCATCTTCAAAAGCAAGATTAACACCAATTAAAGTAAGGTTATTACTAAAATTAAGTACAAAATCACTATAATAGTTTCTTGAATTAACTGTATTAGACCAACTATAAAATAAATTCTGTAAATCATCTACAGAGATAGAAGGAATGAAAACACGTAATTCAGTTCTATCTGAAGAAATTGTTTTAATTAAAAACTTCTGATTTGGAGAACTATCAAATAATTTTCTATAGAAATAGTAAACTGAATTTACTGTACCCTGATTAATGCCATTTGCTCTGACATCATCTTCAGGAGACATAGTCATCTGATTAAATGAATCTGTGGATTCATATGTAGATAATACAGTATAATTTGTAAAATTATAATTTGAAGCTAATAATTCACCAGATGGAGAATATATAAAGTTCTCAATATAATCTGTTTGATTATTGAAATTCTTAGTAATGAAAATGGAATTTAATACTCCATCATCTTTGGGAGTATATTCCTGATTTTCAGGTACTGCGATGTAATTTATATTTTGAACATTAATATTTTCCATTAACCTGTACTATTTCTTGTCAAATCTAAAATTGTTTGGTTTGCGTCTAAAAGATCTTGTCTCAATGAATTGATTTCTTCTAATAATCCGTTTATCTCATCATTTTGAACTGTTGTACCAATGTACTCAGAACTTCTAGCTACTAAATAAGCATGAGAATTAATATCTCCTTCTACTGGTATTTCATAAAATAAATTATCATATGCTTCAAAAAACTCAGGGATTGTGAGAATATTTGGAGCAGAAGCAGTTGGAGGTACTAATTGACTAAAATTAGTATCTATAATTTGAGGATATAAACCTCTTCCATATACTTTTTTTGCTAATTGAACTTCTTGACTCATTATCTTACAACTTTAAAGTAATATGATGGATTGTCAATAATTATCTCTTGTTTACCAATTTGAGTTTTAATCAAAATTTGATAATATCTTTCGGGCTCTAATCCATTCATATAAACATCAAAATAATTGTAAGATGGATTTGAACTTAATCTTGTACAATTATCAAAGTCAATTATAACTTCTCCTGTATTTGAATCAATTAATGACCAAAAACTATTAGTTGGTAATAATTTAGTATTCAAATATGCTGATTGAGTTTGGAAAGAACGAGGAGGATATAAATCTCTTGAATATACATTAAATCGGTATACTGAATTTTCAGCAATTTCTTCCTGTAAATTTCCAATGGTTGTAACAAATTGATTGTTATCTACAATTGGAGAAGTACCAGGATCAAATACATAATCAGGCCATCTAAACTCCAGAGTTGGAGGATAAATAGTATGAGTATCCATTGAAAAGAAACTCAATTGTTGAATACTTGCTGTAGTAAACTCTTGGCTAGCTGTATATCTAACAATAAATCCTTGGTTACCAAATGATTCAGGTAAGTCACCATGAATACTATGGCTATGCCAATACTTAACTATTTGAGTAACATTAAAATTAGTATCTTTATCTGATGTATAATCAAATGTTTGAGAAGCAGAAGGTATAATAAACCAGTTACCTCCACCTCTTTGAATACCATTATCTGAGGCAGTTACATTGGCTTGGAAACTTGAAGTTTGCCATTCATCATTAGAAGCAGAAGCTTTAGCATACGTCCAAGATACACCATTTGTTGTTCTAGGTCTATCAGATAATCTTCCAGTACCCATTTCCCAAGATTCGGAAACAGCATTACATACCAATGTATATGTTTGAGGTAAATTTGAAGCGTTAGCTAAAAATAATTGTAATGAAGCAGTAAGTTGAGTAAAAGCATTATCCTGATCAACTAATTCTATTACCTGGTTAATTTGATTAGTGGGAAACTTAATCAATGCTCTGGTAGCAGAGGGTATTTCGTTAATGTTATTATCTATAAGACTTGGGTCATTATACGTTGAGACTTCAAGAATCTCATCACGGCCCATGTTTTGGGTCTGCTGTTCAGACCAAATGAACGCGTCTTTTTCAGGAAATATTTTATAAACTGCCATAAGTATACTTAATCCTATATAAATATACTTACCTAATACTTTTTAGAAATTTACTACTCTGCCCTGAATGTCAGCTCCTGGGAATTTAACTTCAAAGATGCTAGGATCTAATGAGGGGTAAATAATTCCATTAATTGTTGCTGCTTTCATATCATAAGCATATTTAGAATATCCTGTTGATTGTCCTACAATGTTGTAAACATCAACATTTTGAACAGTTTGAACACCTTCTATTGTATCAAGTAAAGTATACACATTGGCAAGGATAATAGGTTGATTTATTTGCCAATTGTCTATGTTAAAATAATCATTTAATGTTGTTAAACATCTATTCAATACGTCTCTATTATTGTATTTTGGTCTAACAACGATATCAAAATCTATACCAATGTTTATGATAAAGGCATCAAGAATATTGACAGCGTCTGTTAACATTCTATATTCGCCTAAAAACGTTTTTAAATTTTGCTTTAATGCCAGTGTTGGCGGTTCAAGTTTATTTTGATTATTTCTTGATAACACATATAAATTTAAAGCAAATGGATTATTATCAATAGCAGCAAATGTATCTTGTGTAATTGCTTTTTCTTGAGTAATATAAGCTTTAGATACAATACCATACTTAGGGCTCATAGATAAAGCTCTAATTAAGTAGTCATCTTTAGTTACAGTACGTAACTGAGTAGGATATGAAGCGAGAGTATTTAATCTTAAATCTTCATTAGTATCACCATCACCACCACCTGTAGCAGCATTAGGGTTATTAAATACTAATGATTGTTGAACTGTATTTGCAAGAGTAGGATTTAAAGTACCTCCATAAAATGAAATACTACCTGAGGCAAGTAAACCTAATGTATTTGAAGGAATGTTTGATGCTACACCACTACCTGCTAAATATTGAACTGTTAAAGTTGTATCTGTAGGGGCAATACCATAAGTTTTGGTATATAAAAAGTTTGATGGATCATAAGCTGTAGTCATCCTATCAATTCCATAAGGTAATCCTATACCTACGTTTTCAGGATTTGGAGTAATATATTCGTCTTCAGCATTTGAAACACCAGCACCAAATTGTAATTGTAACGTGTTGTCAGATAAAAATCTAGCAACAAAACGTCTTGGAACTTTTTGTAGTTTTAATAAGTACGGAACTTGATCTCTATATTGATATAAGTTAGGATCGTTTAATATTGTATTTTCTTCAGGTGTGAATATTGTTTCTTGAGCTAAATAAGGAACTTCATACCATTTATTTCCGTCACTATCTATTACATTTAATATTTCAATAATTTGAGAATCATCAATAGTAACAGTTGGGAATTTTTCAGGAGCACCAAAGCTAAAAGTAACTGTTTTTACATCTCCAGCTACAGCTAATGCTTGTTTTTTTAATAAGTAAAAATCTGGTTGATTTAAATTATTAAGTGAACGTACTGTTAATTCAGTAGGATTATCTGAGCCTGATTGGATAAAATCAATCTTATTTTCTATATAGAATTTAATTGCAGGATCATTAACATATGAAAGTTGAGCTCCTTGCTCAATTATCATAGCGTAATCCCAGTTTGGTACAGATTGACCAAAAACAATTTGTGAAGGAATAATTTGATATACATCAACTATAGTAGTAGCAGCAGCTGTTACTTTAGGAGCATAACCACCTCTATAGGCAGCAGCAAGTAAACTTCTTCTTTGCTTAGCATATTGAACAAAATTCTCTTGAATTTGATTATCAGCATAAAATGATAAAACGTCTCCTACATAAGATGCTTGTTCAATAAACATCATACCAGGCGAAGCCTCAGTAAAATCGTTATACGATTCAGGATAATACGTTCTAGCAAAGTTAATTAACTGTTGCTTAAACGTATCGAAATCTTTGTTTATATATGATACTTTCTTAGACGTTGGCATTTATTTGAGCATTTTGAAATGATACTTGAATTTCATCTTCTATATTAGTTAACGCTACTGAATAGCGGAAATATATTTGGATTGTTTGTTGATCGTAAAGTGGAGTAACTTTTAAATTTTCAACTATAATATTAGGAAAATATAAAGCAATCTCACTCGAAATCATTTGTGTTAGTTCACTGGTAGTAGAAGTGGTAATTTGTTCAAATAACATACCTCTAATACCAGAACCAAACTTAGGATTGAATACTCGCTCTCTATTATCTGTTAAAAAGTAATTTAATAAATTAGATTTTATAGCTTCTTGAGTAGTATAAGTTGTATTAATACCTGTAGGACCATCAAATGGAACAGATATACCTACCCCAGTGCTAGGTCTTTTGTTAGCATCTAAATTATTACGAAATATGTAATTTACTGATGGCATTATAATTTACCTTTTTCTTTTAAAGCACCCATCATTTTACTAAAATCAGGAACTGCGTTGATTTGAACTTGATTAATATCAGATGAAGGACGAGCAGTTGCCATCATTTGATCTACTGATTCTACAGCAGGGGCACCACCAAAAGCACTCATCATTTCAGCACGATAGCTATTAACATTGTTTGAATCAAAGTTACCTATTGATTTCCAATCTTCACCGCTACCTTCAGCCAACATGCTCATTTTTGTTTCGTTAATTAAATCGAGCATTGGATTACCTGTAGATTCAATAACAGGTTGTTTAATTTTTTGGTCCATTTCTTCAAATAAACCGCTGAAAGCACGACCTGGCTTAGCAACGCCCTTAGGTGTTTCTTTAATTTCAGTAAGTAAAGATGGTAATTCTTCGCGAAGTGCGCGTTTTACCTCTTCTCTTATTAATTTTCTAAATGTTTCAACTTTCATATATATAAATATTTAAAACTATATTTTTGTATTCTATGATCTTTTAATGTCTTTTATGGCTGATTTGTTAAATGAGGCTTTCCATGCTTCTTCAAAGTCTTGATCATCAAATTGATCAAATTTGTTTTTCTTTAATAGGCGTTTTTTAATTTCAGCTTTACCCTTTCCGTTATCTCTTAATCTTCTAATAGCACGGGCTAAACGTTTAAGTTTACGTTTATCTTTTTTACTACGTTCCTTTCTAAGATTTTCTTCAGGTGCTATTTGTTTAACTAAAGCATCAATTTCTGCCTGAGTAGCTGCTAATTCAGCGGCTTGTTCTTCTTCACTTGGTAATCCAAGTTCAGCATATACTGTATCTTCTTCGCTAATAGTATTATCAGCAACAGGATCAGCGTTGAGATTATTTTTATCAATTAATAAACGAAGTTCATTTTGAATTAATTCAATATTAGTAGCATATGTTAATTCTGTTTGAACAACAACAACTCCTCGCTTATCTAAAGCGACACCATATCTTCTCAAGGCAACTATATTTTCATCAGCTGCTTGTTCCTCAATAATATCTAAAGTAAATCCTTTATATACTACTTGTTTTTTTCTTGCTAATGGAGCGGGAAGTTGAGCATTAAGATTATTAAGATTATTTTCTATAGTTAATATTACCTCTTTTAATTTTTTGGTTGCTGGAAGATTAGCTGTTTTTTTACATTTTTCAAGTTTATCTTGTAATATTTTTAATTCACCAATCAATACTTGTAATCTTCTATTTATACCAGCAATTGCCTGAGCATATGTGCTTATAAAGTAAGCAGCTTGACCTACACTTTCTTTAGCTTGACCTACTTTAGTTTCTAAAGTTTCAGCTACTTTTTGTAATTTTAATATTACACCAACTGTTGCCCAACGAGCAGGAAGAGGTAAATTACGTATAAATTTAGCAATAGCACCAACTACTGTTAATATTGTATTTAATGTTCTAATTACAGTATTTATTTTATTCAAATTAGTAGAAATAGTATTAATTACTCTACCCATTGTTTCTACAGCTCTTACTATTTCATTTATAACAGGAATTAATTGAGCAGGATTAAGTTTATCTTGTAATTTACTAATTGCATTTTGTGCCTGAAATACTGATGCTAAATCAGCTGGATTTTCTGCATTAGAAATACCTGCTAATAATGTTTTTATTTCTTCATAAGTACTAAATATTTTTTGAATGTCCTGGTTAGGGAAACTACTCATATTTGTTGGAATCTGTTCATTGATTCTCTTTAACGAATCTAAAACTTTCTTTCCTCCAGGTATAATTTTTAATACCGGTTCAGGGATGTTTATAGCTCCAACTAATGCTTTTACTTTACGAATAGATTCTAAAGTACTATCTATAGTAACAGGATTACCTGGTTGAGCATTTGCTGATGTACCGTTGTTTCCTCCTGTTGTTGTTTGAACATTTGTACCTTGAGGAGCAGTACCAAATCCAGAAGCACCAGCACCATAGTTTGGATTCTGTGCTGCAGTATTAGTAGGAGATGGAGTTGAGTTATTAACGTTTGTAGCAAATGTTTGTTGGGATGTAGGAATTGATGACCTTAAAATAGGTTTATTTATAATTTGATCTTCAGAATCCTTTATTTGTTGAAGTATTTCTGATGCTTCTTCTTTTAATTTTTGAAATTGTTTTTCAACATTAGATCCTGATGGGATTGCTTGGGTTAGAAAATAAGATATTAAATTACATAAATCAATTTCATTAACAACTTCAACTTTATCAGTTGCTTTAACTAAATTTTTTCTTATATCTTTGCTTACAGCAATAGCTTTAGTAGTTGATAAT